CGGCAGCTTGTACTGCCCCCACTCGTCCGGTATTGCTTCCGTATCGAACACGCCGTAAGGCTGCGAACCGTCCTCCGGCATCGCCACTTCGAGCGTAACCTCTATCTTGGAGGTTTCTGTAAGGGTCAGCTTGCCTGCAGGATTGGAAAGTAGCGTGGCGTTGGGAATCAGTACGCTCTGTCCGGACACGAGGGAGAGTTCCCATGGTCCCTGCATGACAAGCACCTCCGACGGGGCTGTCCAACCGATCGGAGTTTTCTTTTCCAAATCTTCTTTCTTATAATGCAGGCTGCCGCCAAGCAGTTTGTGCAGGTTCGAATAGTTCATCTGGATCACATTGAACGTCGGGGCGATGCCGCCGTTACTCTGTGGGATGACCAGCACCGGGGCACCCTGCACCTGTTCGGCCTCGATCTTCGCGGCCTCGGGTTTCTTGCCGCCCAGGTCAAACGAGTTCTTTTCAATATACCCGATTGTGAAATCCTTATACTTTACGGCTCCTATGCCGTACATGAAATTCTTGTTCATCTTTTTTTCAGTTTCATTGTTAATAACATACCGACAAGCAAGCCGGCCAATACACCTGTGATAAACGTCCGCATCCGGTTCGGAGGGCGTTTTTCTACCGTTTGAACGTCATTTGAAATTTCGCTCTTGGTTTCGCTACGGATACGCGCCAGCTCTTCTTCATACCATAGCACCAGCTGCTGCAGACTGTCACACGAGGCTTCGGCCACGATGTTCCCGCTGTCGTCGCTGCCTACGGTCAGATTCGCCTGTCCGCTCTTGCCACGGTACACGGCACCTTCAGGAAGTTTACGGAGGCTGTCCGCAGGTATAGACAGCTTCACCGAACTCGCCGGTATACCCGCCATCACCAGTCCCGCCCGTCGGCTTCCGTTCGCACTGTCGGCGCTTGCCGATTCCGTCTGTGTCTTCTCCACCTTCATGCTCTTCCTGCTGCTTGCGCAGCCCGCCAAGCACAGGACAGTCATCATGATGACGGCAACTGTTGGCAGTGTCAATGGCCTTGCGCAGTCGCGCCATTTCGCGCTTGTTGGCCTGCAGGTCTTTTCTTGTTGCATTCAGTTCTTCTTTTAAGGGTACCACAATATTGCTCACCAAAACGCGGGTGGCATGTTCCGCGTTGTCCACACGCACACCCTCCGCGTCGGCTTCGGCCTTCATCGCTTCCGCTTTCGCTTTCCTCACCGTAGCACGCAGGGAACCGATGGCTGCTGCGGTGCCCACAAGGCCGCCGCTAAGAATGATGTTCATGATCTCGCTAAAGTCCATACCACCCGTTTTTTTAGTCAGTCAACCTTTTATTCTGCTTCCTCGCGTTTCTTTCGGAATAGTCCGATAACCCATTGCACCAGTCCCGTGTCGGCTACCCCATTGGCTACAAGTGAGGCACCAAAACCATAGAGCAAGGCAATGTCCCAGCTCACATCACTCACAAATCCGGCATCAAGCCACCACAGTAGCATCGCGCACACCAGGCCCACACACCAGCTCACCAGCTGCGTCACCCAGCCTTTCATATTAGGGAACAAGCCCTTCAAACCTTCGGTAAGCACCACCACACCGGCTGCAAAACCGGCAAAGGTGCCAATCATTGCGTCATAGTCCGTTGCCGGAACATCGGTCCCTTGGGCCATCACAGCCGATACCGCACCGAGCATCAGCATCATTAACAGCATAATTCGTTTCATTGATTGCTTCTTTTATTATTGGTTAATACCTATTTCTTTCAGCCATTTCTGTACATCGAAACTGGGGCAGGCTTTGGCCGCCAGCTCGTTGTGTCCCACAATGCGCACATCCGGGAATCTGCGATGGAAGTCCTTCACATACTTCTCCAGTGCCTTTTTCTGGCAGCCGGTGCGGGTGTCCTTCGGGGTCTTGCCGTCCTTGGCCACACCGCCGGCATACACAATGTGGCGGCTCACGCTGTTGTACCCCTTCGCACCGTTCGTCACTTCCCACGGATCCACCTGCGCATCCTCGTTGTTGTTCACCAAGCGTTCCACACCGCCCTGCAGGTGGAACAGGTCGGTGTAGCCCACCTGTTTCCAACCTCTGCCACCCTGGCTTACGGGCGAAGTGTGCCACTTCCAGATGTCCGCCGATGATACCTCACGCCCCTCCGGGGTTGCCGTACAGTGAATTACCAGATACTTCAATTTTGCCATACCATCTTATCCTTTCTGGTTTTGGGTAATGGTAATCTTGGCCGTCTTGCTGCGGTCGGCATTGAGCGTCAGGGTCAGTGTTCCGGTCTTCTGCTCGCCGCTGTTCGCCCCGGCCGAAATCTTCACACCGTTATCCGTCGCTTCCACCTTAAAGCCGGCAGGGGCACTGCCTATCTCATATTCTCCGCTGGCGGTCACGGTCACTTCTTCACTGCCACCGGTTGCCTCAAGGGTCACACTGGCAGGGTCAACTGAAATCTTCTTCTCGCTCGCCTTGAACACGGGGTTGCTGCGCTTGTCCAGCACCACCACTTCTTCACCGAAGGCAATGTTCGTATCGGCCTTCATCAGCATCTTGAAGAAATACAGTTCGCTGGCATTCGAAATCTTGTCAATCTGAATCACGTCTTCATCGTCCTGCAGGTTCACAGCAGCAAACAGGTTGCCGCCGGCATCGGGCGAACAGAGGGTGCACACAATCAGATCATCGGGCCAGGCGGCAAGCGTCTCAATGGTAATGCCCTTGTAGCGGCGGGCGTTCACATCGGTTTCGCTCGTGTTCTTGGCCTCGCGCTGGGTCAGCTCGTCGTCATACTTGTCAAAGTCGTTCACGCTCATCAGAATGCGGAGGTCGGGGTTGTTGCGGATGGCCACGGGAATCTTCGCACGCATGGCTTTCAGTCTGCCCAGCATGGTCGATTCTGCGCTGTCCACCACAATCACCTCAGTATCCTTGGCCATCTGGGTCAGGATGCCGTTAAACAGGTGGTCGTCATCATCCCCATATTCACCGTTCACATAGTGGTCACCCAGTTCAAATTGCACCTGTTTGGCCAGCTCGGCAAGCAGGGCGTTCTGCGCTTCGGGCGGAAGTTCCGAGAATACCAGGTTGCCCTTCGGCTGCCATTTGCGCCAGATGTTCTCGAACGTGCGGGGGTTAAACACCGTAAAGGCCATGAAGTCCACCGGGTCAAGACTCTTTTCGTCGTAGTTGAAGTTGCCCTTCGAATCCTCCACACCGGGGTTCTCCTTGCGCTTCTGGAGCATCTTGCCGGTCTTCAGGCGCGGCAGGCTGATTTTCTTCTCCACACCGGGAATCACCATGATCAGCCCCTTTTCCACAATCTCATTGCTCGTAGCGGCAAGCGTCAGCAACTGTTCCAGTACCTCGCCGCTGTAATTCGTGTTTCTTACAATTATTGCCATAGTTCAATCACTTTTTACGTTTGTCCTTAATTTCTCGCATGCGCTTGGCCCAGGGACTCTCATCTCCGTTCGGTTCCAGGTGCAGGTCTTCCATCACACGGCGCTTCACCGGCAGTTGGGCCAGGGCCTTTTCGCCGTTCTCGCGGTCATTGGCCAAAAGGTTTTCGTAGATGGGTCGGGTGGTTGCATCGATGCGGCCGTCCTGCTCGGCTGCGTCAAGCAGCTGCTTGCGGGCGGCAAGGTCTTCGGCTGCAGCCTTGTCTTCGTAGGTCTTCACCTTCGCCTTCAGGTCGGTGTTCTCTTTCGTCAGGACAGGTACCTTGCCGGCCTCTTCCTCCAGTTGGTCCATCAGGCGGAACACATCCGCATCACTCGCGCAGTCCTTGAAGCGCGGGCGTTTCTTTACGTCTTCCAGATTCATGTCTTCTCTGTTGTTTTGTGGCTCAATGAGCCGGTTATTGAATAAAGTATATATCTGTGCCGGCGTACTGTCGGCCGGCACGGGGTCTGCATCATATATGCCGTCTATGAAACCAAGGTCCAGGGCTTCCTTGGCGGTCAGCCAATGGTCCTCGCCGTCAAAATAGGTCTGTTTCACTTCTTCCTGGCTCATGCCCAGCCGCTCGGCATAGATTTCGCTCAAGCTGCCCTCCAGGCTTTCTATCTCTTCCATGCAACGCTGCAGGTCCTGCTTGTTGCCATAGCAACCGCCGCTCACGCTGTGCAGCATCAGACGAGCATACTTGCTCATCTCTACCGGCTTGCCGCAAAGGGCTATCACACTGGCCATGCTGGCGGCAATGCCATCCACATAAATGCGGATGTCGGCCTGGCTCTGGCGCAGGGCATTGAATATGGCAATGCCGCTGTACACTTCCCCGCCGTTGCTGTTGATACGTACATGGATGCGTCGGCTCACGCGTTCGGCTTCCATCAGTTCCTGGGCTATGCGCCCGCTTTGCACCTCCGTATAGTCTCCGATGTCCCCATACAGGAATATCGTACTGGTGCCGTCGTCACTCGTTGTAATATTGAAAAATCTGCTCATCGTCATACACTTTCCTGCGGTCTTCCCCGCCTTTCGATGATGCGAAAATAGAACATTCCCATGGCAACAAGAAACCGCGTCCGCATCATAACGTTTTCTGGCGTTATCATAACGCTGTAACCCGTCATCATGCGGACGCGCTTTTACAAACCCCGCTTTTTCATGCAATTTTGTAACGTGATTTACAACTAAAAAGGACGATTTATGGCAGATTTGACGAATGCCCAGAAAAAGGAATGGGCAAAGACTTTGTACCTCAAGGAAAACCTCACACAGCAGGAAATCGCCGACCGGGTGGGCGTGTCACGGGTGTCCGTGTCCAACTGGGTGCGGGCCGGGAAGTGGGAGGAACAGAAGGTGGGGCTTACGCTCACAAGGCAGGAACAGGTGGCTAACCTCTACAGGCAGGTGGCCGAAATAAACAAGGCCATCGCCGAACGGCCAGAAGGGGAACGGTTCCCCTCATCCAAGGAGGCGGACATCCTCGGAAAACTGTCGGCAGCCATACGCAACATGGAGCAGGAAGTGGGCATTGCCGACATCATCAGTGTCCTCACCGGGTTCATCGATTGGGTGCGGGCAGCCGACCTCGAAAAGGCTAAGGAAATCACACGCCTGGCCGATGCGTACATTAAAGACAAATTATAAAGGGATAGACAATGAAACAGACTGACAGACTCGCTCTCCTCGATTGGGAGAAGTACAAAGAAGACATCGCAAGGGCTACACCGGTTGACCGGAACATGACGGCAGCCGAACGGGAAAAACATCGGGAATATCTGGAGAAACACCCCATTGAATGGATCAGGTTCTTTTTCCCGAATTATGCCAAATATGAATTTGCCGACTTCCAGAAAAAGGCTATCCGGCGCATCATTGCACACGACGAATGGTTTGAGGTGCTTTCCTGGAGCCGTGAGCTGGCCAAATCCACCGTCACCATGTTCATCGTCATGTATCTCACGCTTACCGGACGCAAAAAGAATGTTATACTGACCTCCAACAGCAAGGACAATGCAGTGCGCCTGCTCGATCCCTACCGGGCCAATCTCGAAGCCAACGGACGCATCATGGCATACTACGGCAAACAGGAACTGCCGGGCTCATGGACCGGGGATGAATTCACCACCAAAGGGAAGGTCTCTTTCCGCGCACTGGGTGCCGGGCAGTCACCGCGTGGCTCGCGTAACGAGGCCATACGTCCCGACGTGCTGCTGGTCGATGACTTTGATACGGACGAGGACACCAAGAACCCGGACATCATCCAAAAGCGTTGGGACTGGTGGGAAAATGCGCTGTACCCCACACGTTCCATTTCCGAACCTACACTGGTCATCTTCTGCGGCAACATCATTGCCAAGGACTGCTGCGTGGTGAGGGCGGGCGAAATGGCCGACTCCTGGGACATCGTGAACATCCGCGACAAAAACGGTTTTTCCACATGGCCGGAAAAGAACTCGGAAGAGGACATCGACCGCACACTGTCCAAAATATCCAAAAAGGCGGCACAGGGTGAATATTACAACAACCCCATTTCCGAGGGCGAGGTCTTCGAGAACATTTCATACGGCAAGGTACCGCCTCTCTCTAAATTCAAGTTTCTCGTGGCGTATGGCGACCCGGCACCGGGCGAAAGCAAGGGGAAGAAAGGAAAATCATTCAAGACGGTTTCGCTTTGTGGCAAATTGGGCACCAGGCTCTATGTCATCAAGACTTTCCTGGCGCAGGCACTCAATGCAGAGTTCATTGACTGGTATGTCCGGATGCTTGATTTTGTCGGGGGCAAGACCAATGTCTATTGCTACATGGAGAACAACAAACTGCAGGACCCTTTCTTCCAGCAGGTGTTCAAACCGTTGGTGGCAAAGGTGCGACGGGAACAGAAGATTGCACTGTTCATCCGGGGCGACGAGGAGAAGAAGACGGACAAGGCTACACGTATCGAGGCCAACCTTGAACCGCTCAACCGCGAAGGAAACCTTATCCTCAACGAGGCTGAACGGGACAACCCGCACATGAAGGAACTGGAGGACCAGTTCAAGCTGTTCACCCTGACCATGCGCTATCCGGCCGACGGACCGGATGCGGTCGAAGGGGCGAACCGCATCATCGATGAACTGATCAGGCGCATCGAACCGCCCGTTTTCCGCTCAAGGAAGGATGTGAGAAAACGGAACAAGAAAAGATTATGACAACTCTAAAACAATCGAACTATGAGCAAATTTGTAGAACTCACCGATTACGATGCAAGTATCCACCGCGACATTCTCGACGCACTGGTGCGCGAAGACGAAACGGTCATTGAGGTATGTGAAGACAGGGCCATTGCCGAAATGCGATGCTACTTGGGCAAACGCTACGACTGCAACAAGATTTTTGCAGCCACCGGCGAGAACCGGAACCAGCTTGTGCTGATGATGGTCATCGACATGGCGGTCTATCACATCTTCTGCATCCACAACCCGCAGAAGTTATCACAGGTACGCAAGGACCGATACGAACGGGCTGTGGAATGGATGAAGGCGGTGGCCGACGAGGATATATCAATCGAAGGGGCTCCGCTGCTGCCCGAGGAACAAAGGGCGGGCAGGTCGGATTTCCGCATTCAAAGCAACCGCAAACGAACGAACCACTGGTAAAAAGCAAGCATCATGAAAAAGAAAAACAGAAAAAGAAACAAAACCGGCATCATCACCGTTGGGGGAAACTTCGCATTGCCGGGACAGAAGAAACCGAATGTGATTGTGCTCACCCAGCCCAAACGCTTCGGACTGGACATTTCCGACTACATGGCAGCCGTCAAGGCGGCCGAGAATGTCGATTTCTCGCGACGTTACAAACTTTATGACCTCTACGAGGACATTCTGATGGATACCCACCTTTCCTGTGTGCTTGAAAAGCGAAAGAATGCCGTGCTGTGCTCCAACATGGAATTCCGGGTGGACGGGAAGCCCGACGATAAAATCAACGAGCAGATTCAGTCGCCCTGGTTCAACCGGCTGGTGGGTGACATCCTCGATGCCAAGTTCTGGGGCTTTTCACTCTGCCAGTTCTACAAGCTGCAGGAATGGGTGGACTACGACCTGGTACCGCGTAAGCATGTGGATCCGTTCAGGGAACTCATCTTGCGGCACCAGACAGACATCACCGGCCATTCATGGGATGAATATACCGACCTGCTTTTTGTGGGCTCTCCGTCCGATTTGGGACTGTTGGCCAAGGCTGCACCTTGGGTCATCTACAAACGTAACACCACGGGCGACTGGGCACAGTTCTCCGAGGTATTCGGCATGCCTATCCAGGAATATATCTATGATTCCGACGACGACGAGTCACGCCAGCGGGCCATGGAGGATGCGGCCAATGCCGGAAGTCTGGCGCAGTTCTTCCACGCCAAGGACACGGAACTAAAGCTCACGGAAGCCGGCAACAAAACGGGGTCGGCCGATGTATATGAACGCCTCTGCGAACGGTGCAACAATGAAATATCCAAACTGATACTGGGCAATACGCTGACCACCGAATCGTCCGAAAAAGGCACACAGGCTTTGGGTACGGTTCATAAGAAGGTGGAGGACAAGGTGCTGGAGGCCGACCGGAAGTACGTGCTCAATGTGTTAAATTACGACATGACGGACATTCTGCTGCGTATGGGCATCAATACTGAAGGGGGTACATTCTGCTTCCCGGAACCGAAGGAAACGGATGCAGGCACTAAAATATCCATCCTCACGCAACTGAAGAAGAACTTCAACATCCCCATCGACGACGACTATCTCTATGAGGAATTCGGTATCGACAAACCGGCCAACTACGAGCAGCTGAAGGCTGAACAAAGGGAGGCTGCACAGGCTGCCCAGATTCAAACCCCGAAGAAGGAACCGGAACCAGTAGATAAGGGACAGGATAAAGAACCGACACCACAACAGAAAAAGAACTTCCGAAACTGGCTGAAAGGTTTTTTCGTGAAAGCCCCGGGAGACGGGGCAGCTTTAGACTGGTAGTCGACAGACTGTATGCGGCTGATAATGGCAGCATCTCTATGGAGTTTGATTTTTCTGAGGAAGTGCTGCGGCGTGCCTTGTTGAACATATACAGCAGGGACTTTCATCCGGTAACCGAAATCGAAATCAACCTGTTCAATGAAATATGGGCAAAAATGAACAAGGCGGCAAAGGAAGGGTTCAACAAATCCAAGGCCATTGTTCCGGACGAGGATTTCAAAAACGCCATACTCCAGAACAATGCCGTATTCTCGGCATTCAAGGTACATCGTATGCAGAATGACATGGCACGACTTTTATTGGATTCAAACGGCATTTTAAAACCGTTCGACAAATGGGTACAGGAAGTCTTGCCCATTGCTTCTCATCAAGTCCGCCACTGGCTGCGGACGGAGTATGACACGGCGGTCATCCGGGCGCATCAGGCGGCTGATTGGCAGCAGTTCCTGCGTGAACGTGATATTTTGCCCAACCTCAAATGGCTACCGTCCACCTCCATTCATCCGGGGGCTGACCATCGCCCGTTCTGGAATACCGTCCGGTCGATTGATGATCCTTTCTGGAACAACCACCGACCAGGCGACCGTTGGAACTGCAAGTGTGACCTCACGGCCACTGATGAAGAACCTACACCGCTTCCGGACGAAGATGATAAGAACAAGCCCCAGCCCGGGCTGGATAACAACCCGGGGAAAGACGGCAAATTGTTTTCAGACAATCATCCATATCAGGCGGAAGCCCACAAGGGTGCAAAAAAAGCGGTGGATAAACTTATGGCGCGTATTGATGAAATGGTTCAGGAAATGCCGGATTGTCTTACTGGAGAGGAAAAAATGGCCATTGCTCGGAATAATCTCGAAATAGAAAAGGCTCTTAAGATCAAAAAAGGGAAACCTATGGATGTGGATAAGGCGGATAAACAGAATGCGAATCCCAAACACGTGGACGAGTATATTCCAGATCCTAACGGGATATATCGTGATAAAAGGGGGAACCGTTACCGGAAGAACAGCGATTACGATAAAAAACGCGATACCCCATACAGCATCAACTGCCAGACTTGCGCACCGGCATACGCTTTACGGTTGAGGGGATGGGATATTACGGCCAAAGGCAATGTTGCAGGGTCAAAACTTGAATACCTTAGCAATGGGCGTGCTTTTGAAGTCTGGAAAAACATCGACGGTACTCCGGTGCAGCATATAAGTATAAACAACTGGGTTGCACACAAAGGATACCTGAAAATGACGCCTAAAAGATACATGGAGTATTTCAATGAAGTATGCAAGGAAGAAGGCGTGTATGAATTGAGTATCGGTTGGAAAAGCGGGGGCGGACATGCTACAATCCTGCAGCGGTTCGCAGACGGCAAACTAAGGTACATAGAACCCCAAAGCGACAATTCTGCCGGTTCTGGAATGGAATGGAAAGACGTGAAATATTTATGTGAAATAGGAGCTGCGACTTCCCACAGCTGCAGGGGAATCCTGAGAATTGACAATAAATTATTCGATGTCTCCTTCCTCGATATTTTCGACACATGAATCGATAATGTCAATAGATAACGGACCGGTTATTTCGGTTGCTTCTTTACCGTCATACAGGTAAACAAAAGGATAACCGGTACAGGAGTCTTCTGGGAACTTGAATACATAGGCTTCCTGGCCTTCATAAATACCAAGGTATTCGAAGGTGTCACCGTATTGCTCAATAAGCGTACGGGCCTCATTCTTTACTTGTTCCGGTATATTCATAATGCATAAAAGGCATATTGGAAGCCTTGGTTGCAAAGTTATAAATTATTCTTGAATTACTAATGATTATGGACATAAAAGATTTTGCAGAACTGATAAAGCGGAAACGTGACAGACTGGACAGCATGATGCGGCGCAAAATGCCGGTCATGGTAGGACGTATGGCCAAAGACCATTTTCAGGAGAATTTCCGCCAGGGTGGATTTGTCAATGGCGGTCTTCACCCTTGGCCAAAATCCAAACGGCTGTCTTCGGGGGGTACCGATGCCGCCAGCAATTATGGTACGCTGCTCTCCGGCAGGAAGCATCTTTTCAAATCGGTCGGATATACACCTGCCGACTACCGGGTAAGGGTGTTCAACGAGGTGGTCTATGCGCCCGTCCACAACTGGGGTGGCGAAATCGACGTCACCGTCACAGGCCGCATGAGGCGCTTTGCATGGGCCAAGTTCTACAAGGCTTCGGGGAAAAGAAAAAAAGCCGGCACAGGGCAAAAGAAACGCGTTAAACGACGTACCAAACCGAAGGAACTGAATCCACAGGCACAGTTCTGGAGAAACATGGCACTTACCAAGAAAAAGAAACTGCACATCCGCATCCCGCAGCGCCAGTTCATAGGCGAAAGCGAAGAATTGAACAGCCGCATACGGGAGAAGGTGAATCAGGAAATTACCAACATTTTAAACAGCTAAGGATATGGAAGAAGTTTTTATCGCAATCATGGAACAGATTGCACAGGAAATGCCGGAACTCTCGCTCATCGATGAGGACTACGGACAATTGGAAATGGGAGCGGAAGAAGACCAGTATCCGGTCACCTTCCCTTGTGTATTGATTGGAAATTCCAGTTCCGACTGGCACGACCTCGGATATGGGGCACAGAAAAGCGAATCGATGGTCACAGTACGTCTGGCTGTCGATTGTTACGACGATACGCACTATGCCTCGGGCACGTATGACAAGGTGAGAGAACGGATGCAACTGGCCGGAAAACTTTACAAGTCGCTGCAGTGTCTGCAATGCACGGACAACGCTTCGCCGCTGGTGCGCGAGAAAAGCCGTTCGTATGCCATGCCGGGGGGCATCAAGGTGTTCGAGCTGGTCTTTTCGTTCACACTGCACGATGAATCGGCGTGCCAGTGAGAGGTTTGCCGAAACTTGTTTCAGGCAAGCCCGAGCGCAGCCGCCGTTGGGCAATGCCAATCGGCCATGCCGTCATCTTATGGGGAATAGTTCCAGCTGGGCGGCAGTCAGACGGGGAGCCTTGACCTTGGGTACAGGACGGATGGGGCGGTCGCTTCCTTCCCGCGTCTTCCGCCGGATGATGGCCATGATACGTTCTTCGGATATAAAGAATTCGCGCTCCGACAACACTTTCAAAGCATCGTCGAACCGCAGCCGCTGCACTTCGGTCCAATAGTAGTAACGACGGCACAGTGCCTCGTCACGCAGCTTGATCAGTTCTTTATCCCGTCCTTTACCCATATACTTGTTTTCTCTTACAAAAATAGCTGATTTTCATCGAATTTAAGAACAAAAGCGCCGCAATTATAACAACTGCGGCGCTTTCTGTTTACAGGGTTAACGGTTTCCGGTTACAAACGGCAGAAACTGGGTTCAATGCGGGTCCATACGCCGTTTTCAGGGTTGCGGCGGCTGAAGTAGTAGTTGGTGGCATTGCGCTGCACTACATTGGCTTCCTTGAACAGGCGCATGATGTCTGCATACTCTTCATCGAACTTATCTTCCAGTTCATACAGCTTTGAAATGCTCTTGTAGTCCAGGTCGCCCATCTTGTTGCGCTCCAGCAGGGTCATGGCCATCTGATACATCGGATCATCCGAACCTTTCTCACTGTTCTGCATGTAGCGCTTCAGATAGTCAATCAAACGGTCGGCTGCCATGTCGGCTCGTTCATCGAAGCCTTTCACCTTGTTGCTCTTCACCTCCAGACGGAAGTCTCCGTCCGTAATGGTGTAGCTGCGCTGTTCGTCGCTTTTCACCTGACCGTATTCCTTCATCACCTTGGTAAAGGCATCGGCTTCTTTTTCCAGCCATCCGCGAAAACCTTTGACATCCTCAACCAGTGAGGTAACTTTCGACTTCACGTCTTGCATAAACTCACCGCGTAATGCCTCGTAAGTTTCACGACGGGCGATGCGGTCTTCTTTCTCTTCTTGCTGCAGCTGGGCCATCAGGGCTGCTCGCTGTTCTTTACTCAGGGACTTGACGTCCACACTTTGATTGTTCTTTTCCATTTTAAATCATTTTAGTTGTTAATCAGCTATTACTTTGTCATCCTTCAGCAGCAAAGCGAATGTCCTGTCTCTTTCTGCTTTGGTTTCAAACTTCTTGTATGTCTTCCAGCCACCGTTTATGCCGGTACACATCTTTATCCTCGGGCCTGGATAATCATCCTTTCGTATTATACAGAACCCCGCTTTTATCAGCTTGTCTTGGTCATCTATCCTCATAATCATCCTGCTTTTCCGGTTCATCGTCTATCAGCATGGCCTCCCCATTGGCATACGCCCAGTCGGCCAGTTCGCTGAAAAACTCCGCTGCATCCTGGTTCTCCAAATCGGATGTCGTAAGAATCACGTCTTTTCTGATGCGCTCAAGCGCTTCATGTGCTTTTTTATCCATATTGTTCTATTTATCGGTTAAACCTCCTTTTCGTTGGATAGCCCTCAGTTTGATGGCCAGTTGTTCCAGCTCCGCTGTACTAATCTGAACAAAGGGTTTGCCGGCTATCCGAGGGTTGTTGCAGAATTCGTTCACCCGGTTCCAGTCGGTGGTGTCTATACCCAACTGCTGCATCAGCTTCAGGCAGACGCTGCGTTTCCGTCGCAGTTCCTCGCGAAGTTTCTGCCGCCATTCATCCTGCCCGGTCAGTTTCTCCAAGGCACAGCAGCAGGCTTCATATTCCTTGGATGTCATTTCACGGAGGCTTTCCGTACGGTTCCACGTGTACTGCAGAACGATTTGCTTCTTTAGCCCTTCCCGGTCTCCTGTACAGGGCAGCTTGTTGAACAATGTGTAAAACCGGGCGAAATTGGTTACTTCCTGTGCCATCTTTATTCTATTAATAATTGGAATCCTTTTTCCGTAATATACATATCCTCACGTTCTATCCACGGTTCTCTCAAATCATCATCTTCTTCTTTGGAATCCGAGAAATTCAAACGAAGGCTGTTCTCAAGGCTGCAATCTATTTGTTCCTCTATGTCAGCAATGCTTGCATCTTCAGGAACTGATCCTCTAAACTTTACAAGTACCGTAATTTCTTTTGCCATAATTCAAAAACTAAAAGGTTATTCAAACAACACTTTAATGCCACACGAACTGGCCACATCAAGTTCCAGCTTGGCTCCCTTGCTCAATTCCCAGTCCTTCAGCATGTAGATATAGTCACAAGCCAGCAGCAGGGCAATGTCGGCCCGCATGTGGGCTCTCCAATGAGCTTCATCCGGCAATCCGTTCCTGAAAGGGTTTACAGGATCATAGCCTTGTGCCATCAGTTTCTCCTCGGCACGGCTGAAGGCTTCCTTGCGCTCATTCATATCATAGTGCGCGATGGCTCCGCTGATGTACACTTTCCCGGCACCGGTCACTTCACCACGTTGAAAAGCCTTGTGTCGTTCCCACCGTTCCGGAACCACCACACTGTAGTTGCACGATTGGCAGCAGCAGCCTTCTTCTTTCACCGGGAACGGATTGTATCCGTAGCCCTCATACTCTTTGCCGCAGATGCAGCACACTTTCTTTTCTTCTTTCTTTTCCATCACTTCAAATCTTTAATGTTTATTTGGCAGGACGGATGCCATACCTGGATATTCCGGGCAAACATCACATCCCTGGTTTCTATCACTACGTGTCCCTTTGTCTTGGTCCTGCGCAGACGGAGGTCGCTTTGTATGTTACGCTCTACCCAATCGTCCACCACGGCCTCCGCCTCCTGTCCTTTCAGGAGTATCTGGTACAGCTTATTCTCCCATTCCATCATTCAAATAATCCTCCATATTATCGTCCTTCAATGTTTTGGCAGCACCTTCTTCCCATATCACGTAGGGTTCACCGGGCTTTTCCATAAAGCGGCTTTTGCACCAGGCTTTGAAACAGCTTACCATGATTTTCACATCGGCATCATATTCCACCTTGCGGGCGCTTCTACCTGCCGGATGAAGTCCCTCGGCATGGCTGATGAAGATAAACAGTTTCTTGGGATGACGTTCCTTGAACTCCTTGTAGGTCTTGTAGTTCAAGCCGCTGTATTGGAAGCTGTCGATAATCACGATGCCGGGACTGCCCCGGCGCTGCAGACGTTCCTCCAGCTGGTCCATCGACTCGCGGTCAAGGATAACCAACCGCTTGCGCACTTCGTCCATCTTATGCCGTTTCAGGCTCATCTGGAACGAAAGGCCAGTGCTTTCTTCCAGGCTGTCATAGATGACACGTCCGAAGCCGCACAGGTACTTGGCCAGCTGCATCACAAAGCTGCTCTTTCCGTTCCCGCTGGCACCCCAGATAATCCACACGCCACTCTTGGCAGGGTTGCCAATCGAGGCTTGCCAAGCCCCGGTAAATTCATACCGGGGTATCTTCATATTCAGCACCTCACCGGGGCTGTAGGCTCTTTTCAGTTTCATGCTTGCATCCTCCTTAATTTTTCGATTTCGGTATATACGCGCCGCAAGCCGCCTCCGGTGCTGTGAACAATCTTGGCAATGTCGGCACCGTCCGGGGCATTGATTTTGGCCACGATGGCAGCCTGTGCCTTCAGGAATTTTTCTCGTTCCTGTGCATCATCCGGGGTCACCTTGCTGTAGGAGTCACCGTAGCGACTCAACATTTCGGTATAACCCACCTTCTTGCCTTCGATGGCGCGGTTGATCTTTTCCTTCAGCCCGTCTGCACCCATCATATACCACGCACAGCAGCGCTCGGTGGCGTTCCACAGGGCCTTCAGTTCAAGGAAGGCTTCATACTGCAGGTCCCCGGCTTCATCCAGAATAACCAGGGGCGTATCTATCGTGCGGAGGTAAGCCACCAGATCCTCATACACGTCGCTGTAGCGTCCGTTGCTGGTCACGCCGAATTCCTTGGCAATGTAGCGTATCAGCTTCAACTTGGTCTTCACCTGGCTGCAGTCCACATATACGGCGTGCTTGTGCTGCTTCACGTAAGCTTTGGCCGTAAAAGTCTTGCCGATATTGGGCATATCGCACAGGATGGCGCTCAGCCCGCTTCCCTGGCACACTTCCAGCTGCTTGCTCACAAACACATAGGTCGGGGTCTGTGCTGCCTGCCAGGGCATTTCCGTACGCAGTTGCACGCCCAGTCTTCGGGCTATGCCTACCCAGTTGGCATCACTGACCTGCTTTTCATAATTGCCCCGCTTGATGGTATTGTACACACTGGGGGCTATGCCCAGTGCCGTAGCATGACGGTTGTCACTGGGATAATTTTCACGGTCGGCGGCTATCGCTGCCACAATACGTTGCTTTACTTCATTTGTTATTTCCATTTGAATGCTGTTTTAAATTCGTTCTAACGTCGTTAATTATATCTTGGCTACTGCATCATGCTCGAAGGCACTGATGTCCATATAGGCTGAGTAATCTTCTTCCTCGGCTTGTGCAGGAAGGGGAACGGCTTCCGCCTGTACCTCTGTTATCAGCTTTGCTTCCTCTTTGGCAAGGATACCCACACGCTTGATCTTTCCGTCCTTCATCATCTTGTCGAACTTGGCTACATACTTGGCCTGTTCGGTATAGGCTGCCTTGTCGTACTCGGTCTGCTCGGCGGTGGCTTCATTGTAACGTTTCACCTTCTGGCAGGTGTCTATTAACCGGCCATGCTGATATACATAAATTTCCTGCACATTACCGTCTGCGCCTGCCAGCCAATAGGCATCCACTTGGTAGTTGCGCGGTTCCAACCGGTCTATTACGTTCGGGTCGGACAGACGATATACTTCATGGTTTACCGTCAAATAGGCATTCTGCCGGATGGACGTTTCGGTATGCTCACCGATATACCGGTACAACACCGCTTTATCCCAAGGACGAAGATCCGGGTTCTGTGTTCCACAAAGCACATCCCAACGCGTCATGCCAGGATATTTCTTTTGATTGGGGTGCGGCTGGTTGTTCCATTCTTTGATGGAAGCAATATCATCAGCCACAAGCTGCTCGTAAGTATAGGTAGGCACCCGATAGGTGTTGTTCAGTTCGTCATATACCTTTTCCACTTTCGGACGGTTGGCTTCCAGTTTGGCCCACCAGCGGCCGATATTCTGCTGAGTCCGTTTTTCCACGCTGTACTTCTTGCCGCGGTTCACGTGCTCCTGGCGTTTCTCACGGCTGTTGCCGGGGTTGCACCAGTGTATGAGGGGAAAAACCACACCAGCTTGCATCAGGCCGTCTGTGAATTTGTTCACCAGATGGTGTTCCACCTCTATCTGTGCCGGCATATACCAGCCGTTCTGGTCGATGGTCTGAAACATGTTCCTCATACAATCCAGAAACAGGTCCTTGTTCTTGTTCCGGTTGTAGGCGTATCCTACAACGGCACCGCTTGCCACGTCGCTTACATAATAGGCATGCACATAGTTCCCATCGCGCATAGGTCGCGGAAGGTCTCGGTCGTCAGCGGAAATCTTGCTGAATGCATATTGCGGCAGGCTGCGCAGATGGTAGGGGCGCTGGGAGTTGTTGAAGTTCCATTGGGTCTGATGAACTTTGGCCAGCAAGGCAATGGTCTTGGGCTGTTTCAATATGTTGGCTATCGTAGCTTTGCTCAAAACCACCGGATTCCCGCTTTTGTCAGTGAAGTCTTCAGGGTTGAAGATTTCACCCGTTTCCGGATCGTAGGCTTCGCAGTTCCCTGTCACAAACTGGTTATACATTTCTGCCACTACGGTATCATAAGGGTGCTCCGCTTGGGCGGCAAGACCACGGACCAGGTCTTCAATCTTATAAGTCACCTTCCTTCGGTTCTGGTTCATGAACTTGCGGCTGATAAGGCTTTCATAGCCGTTGGACTTGAAGTCATTCACACGCTTCTTGAAGCGGTTGGAACTCACGGGCAGGGTATGCCCGAACTCTGCCTGATAGTAGCTGATGGCTCCTGCCAGCTCGCCCCAGTTCACCGGACCGGCCTTCATGGCCTTGCGCATAAAGGTGGCATCGTCCATCGCACGAAGCACGGCTTCAATGACCGAAGCGTTCACCGTATATTCCTGGATGTGTTCCGGCGGCAGGGTGTCGCCGTTGTCAAAGCGGAACCGGGTGTAGAATTCCCGGGCTTTCGCATCGATGTGGTAATGACCGATAAACCAGTTTCTCAAAATATCTTCTTTCATTTCTCCGTATTTTAATTTTATCCGTTCCTGAAATCGCAGGGGCATTGTGGCAATCTCTATCAGTGCATAACTTCCAAGCCCCTTGCCTTGTCGCACTACGTTGATTTCTTTCCTGGCCGCCAGCTTCTTGTAATTGGGTACCGACATGATGGGAGCAAGTTCTTCCATGGAAAGCATGGAGGGATGATGTCCTCGCAGCGCACGGCTCTTGCTGTAGTCGGCCTTTCCGTCTTCCCGAATCACCGGGCGGTCATCGTAGGTCAAATCCTTGTATGATATGCACAATATCTTTCCATAATACTCCATTTCATTGCTGTTTATAAGGCAGCTGCCATCTGTTGGGTCTCGTGCTGCAGCTGCATGAAGTCTGATACAAACTCACATTGGTAGGTTTCGGTCCGTTTTCCGTCCACGTACACGTCCACATCGTTGGTCTTCCGGTGGACTACCAGTTTTACACGGGGACCGAAGGTGCAGGTCATGGTATGCTCACACTCCTCGAAGGTGGTTTCGCAGTTCGGAATGAAGTTCCCGTCAGTCAGTTTGCCGCCTCGCTTCAGGGCAAGAGTGCGTATCCGGCGCGCCTGATCGCTGTCACGGACAAAATTCAGTGCTTGCCACACAGCCTGACGGCTGCATCCGAATGTCTTCATCAAGAAGGTCTTGGTCTCGTTATCTGTCAAAATCTGCTTTCTCATATCGTCATACTTTTTAATCGTTATCGTTCGTTCAAAGGTTTTCAACGGCTTCCGCTATTTCCTAATCACCCGTCAGTATTTCATGAAGGCGTGTCCCTTTCTGCAGTTCTTCGACCAGCACCTGCATCGCTTCCTCACACACACAGCTCACATTCTCTATCACCCGGTAGGCATCCGAGTTGCTTATCTCATCCTCCGTCATGAATTGTCCAGCCAGCTCCATCGCCTGGTCGGCAATATTCTGCGTATGTGCCGTACTGCCTATCATCGTGCGCAACTTCTGTTTGAACAGACTCTCTGCTGTTCTCGGATTGAAATTCTTTGCCATAACTCTAAATTTTAAAAGTTTATATCGTGGGGCGCGGGGAATCGAACCCCGGCGGCTTTCTACGCTTTCTTATTTCGCTTTCTCATTTTCTATTTACCAACTTTCCGGCCGTGCCTGCCGCCCCTGCCCGTTTTTCCGGGCTGCCAGTTATCCGGTAATCTCTTTGCCCTCTTGTTTCTTCTGCTCGTGCCACCTTAGTGTCCGAAACGCATCATAGTTCATCACGAGTAAAGATGTATATAATTCATCTCGTAACCTTTCATCCTTGTTAGGTACTGCATCCTTGATTTCATCAAGAACATCACCAAACGCACTGAGGAGTTTTTCCAATGTTTCCGGTTTTACCTTTTTCAATAATGTCTCTTTCATAATCTTATACTTAAAATTCGCTAATCACACGCCTTTTTTGTATATTTGGCGCGCTGTTTACATCTTAAACACGCTGCAAATATAGTGATAATTTTCAACCCTCGAAATAAAAACGGGGATAATTTTCAATTATGGGCAATATTTTATCAAGAATACAAGAAATAGCCTCCAATGAGGGGATAACTATTGGCGCCATGGAAAGAACTATTGGCGCAAGTAAAGGCGTGCTTTCAAGAGCAATCAATAACGGGACCGACATTCAAGCCAAATGGCTTAGTATAATAGTTGAAAATTATCCCCGATATTCAACAGGATGGTTGCTTACTGGTGCAGGTAGCATGTTGAAAGATGATTTGAAAGGCATTCAAACAGCAGACGAAGCCAATCCTTCGACTCTGCCTACAACATCTATGAACCCATCTGTCGGCACACCATACTACGATGTTGACTTTATTGGGGGATTCGATGAGGTGTTCAACTCTCAGGTAAACATACCCGCCACCAACATCGTAATAAGGGGATTCGAAAAAGCCAGCCTCTGGTGCAATGTCACCGGCCACTCCATGGAGCCCAAAATAAACCATGGCGACATCATTGCCCTTCGTCAATGCACACTCAACGACATCCAGTATGGCGAAATCTACGCAGTGGTACTGGACACCATCCGTACCATTAAAATCCTGCGCAGGTCTCCGGATCCAGGCAAACTGCGCTTCATTCCTATCAATACAGAGGACTATGATGAACAGGAATTCGACAAATCGCGCATCGTGAATGTCTTTGAGGTCATTGGAAGCATCAGCAAATTCTTCTAATGAGGAAGCACATGCGTCATATCACCCAACAGGCACAATAAGACGCACGCACACACTTTTAGAGGCATTTACAGGGCATAAGGAAGTAAAACAGCTGTATATCAAAGGCTTCACGCTATATATATAATGTGTATCAATAAAATAAGTGTCGTTTTTCCTATCTGAAAACAGCGAAAAACGGCACTTATTTACATTTGATACATTCTTTCCTATTTCGGACGAACCCTCCAAAATCCGAAAAAGTAACCCTAAAAGTAACCCTAAACTCATTAAAGTAGTAACCCTAAACAGTAACCGTAATAGTAACCCTAAACCCAAAATTACCATCCGTAAGGGCATAAAAAAGGGGAGCCATAAGCTCCCCAATCAGCATTCAAAGAAATAACGCCTAAAAGCCTTTCTAACGGCGTTATTATGTCGTTCTAACCATTGCCTTACTACCGCCCGAAATGAGCGTAGATTGCTTAATTATAGCCTTTTTCGTGCATATTGTGCCGTTACCAGACAGTCCGGCATGAAGCAGGTAGTTCTTGGTCGCTCCCACCTGATCTGCAGTCAGAACCGTATAAACAGCAGATATACTGCTGAAATACCAGTCTTTCTGCTTCGTTCCATCTATTTTATGCAGCAAATGCACATGAATCACTTTGGCCATATTCGTTTCTATTATGCTGCAAATATACCAAATAATGCCTATTTGGAAGAATTTTAAGGCATCATATTTGAAAATAGGCACAAAAAAACGGCCACACAGCCGTTCACATCATCATATAACAAAATCCATCAACCCAGCCATAAAACGGCCACACAGCCGAGAATAAAGCCCTTCCAGGCCGTTTTAACCCCATCTGCAAGCCCAATGTAAAGCAATCGCCCGAAGATCCGCAGAAAAGCCCCTCAAACGTAAAGCAGATGTAAGCCCATGTAAAGGAAAAAACCGCTTCGAAATATTCAGCCCATTTTCCCGAACATGCCTAAACCATTTGGTTTTCAAAGCCTTTCACCCATTTTTCCCGACCATTGAAAAAACCGCTTCGTTCTATGCCCCATATATTCGCTGATTTCCGTGCACAAAGCAAGGAGATAAAATCGTATGAAAACCCTTACATCTTGTCGCTTAACGAACGGTTGGATAAAAGGATGGGCGTATTGACCGAAAAGCCGCTTTGGGAGGAACTTATGGAAACCAGAACAGAGGCTTTGCCAGGAATGCAATCCCTTGCATACGAACTTCCCACCAATGAACGAAAAGCCAAATACAAAGATGTGCCTATAGTGGTGGCACCCGGACGGGAAGAAGAATATCTGGCACTGTTACGACAGGAAAAAGAAAGGGAGGAATACACTGAGGTCGTGGAAAAAGTCGTAGAAACAACCAATGTGCCACAGGACAATGAAAATAAAACGATTGAAAACCATGCAGAGGTTGGTAAAGCCCCAAAGAGCAACGAGAACGGTTGGGGTGATTTTCTCAATTCTTTCGGATTGGACAGTTTAGGGAATATAGGCCAAAACTTGGGGTATGTAATTTCCATGCTGCCCGACATCCTGTTCGGGCTGTTTACTGGCAAATCGAAATCACTGCTTTCACAAAACAACCTGCTTCCCATTGCTTCCATATTGGCCGGTATGTATGTGCGGAATCCGATGCTGAAGATGATACTAGTAGGCATGGGCGGCATGAACCTGTTGAACAAAGCCGGAAAAGAAGCCCTTGAACGGCAAGAGCACAAAACTGTACAACCCTACAAAGCTTATGCTGATGAGATACTTAATTCACGTATCACCACCCCGGTATTGCAAGGAAACAGCCTGATTGCGGCGATTGACAAAGTGCCGTGCAGCATCCAACTACCCGAAAATGTAGTAGATGCCCACCGTAGCGGCGTACTTCCATTGAACACACTTGCCAATGCCGTGCTTGCCAAACATGATGAAATGCGCCAAATGGCACAGCAGAACTACCGTGCGGTCGAAACGGAACAGCACGAAGACCGGGAACGTACAGTCATACTTAAATAATCAAACAACTCCATAAACATAACAGCAATGAAAGAAAAAAGTCCACGTGAACAATCGGCCGCCAACCAACAGACAGCCCTCTTGATAAATGCTTTGAACGGTGCGGCTGCAAGTACCGGATACTGGCTGAACGCGGCA